ATGATCACCGACACAAAGCTCAGGAAGGCGCTCGGCAAGAAAAGAGATGATATCGAGATTATTTCTGATTCGCACGGGCTCAACGCCAGAATCAGCCAGGCCGGAAAAATATCATTTTTCTATCGGTATCGCTGGGCCGGTAAAGCGGTAAAACTCAATGTTGGTGATTATCCTGCAATGAGTATCACCCAGGCAAGAGAGCGTCGCCAACAATTCAGAAACTGGTTAACTGAGGGACTGGATCCGCGAGAGCAGGTGAAGCTGGATAAGCAGACCCGACAGGAAGCGATGTCCGTTGCCGAAGCGTTCAATTACTGGATTGAAAGGCACTGTATCGCTAACGGGCTAGTTAAAGTCGATTACTATCGCCAGGTGTTTGAGAAACATATCGCCGAACCGATGAAGAATGTCAAAGTCGATAACACAGCGAAAATGCACTGGATCAACGTCTTCGATTCTATAGAAAGCAGGGTGATGGCTCATTACATGCTTTCGCTGTGCAAACGGGCGTTTAGGTTCTGCGTTAACAGAAGTGTGATCGCCTCAAACCCACTCGAGGGATTACTGCCATCTGATGTCGGGCAAAAGCCTAAAAAGAGAACTCGCAGGATGGACGATGACGATCTGCGCAAAATCTATCAGTGGTTGAAAAGCCATATGTCGATAGAGTCCGTTTTCCTGGTGAAATTTATTATGCTTACCGGATGCCGTACGGCTGAGATTCGACTTAGTGAGAGATCATGGTTTCGATTGGATGATAATGAGTGGGTCGTGCCTGCGGGCAGTTATAAAACTCGGGTACATATTAGAAGGGGACTCTCAGACGCCGCCGTTAACCTGGTCAGAAATCACCTCAAGAAAATAAACACCAATCACCTGGTGACTTCACAACGTAAAATTGATGGCGGGATCAAAGATTCGCCCGTTCATTCACCTGTGGCATCCAATTACGCCCGTTCTATTTGGAATGGAACAGGTATGGCAGAGTGGTCGCTTCATGATATGAGGCGGACGATAGCCACAAATCTCTCTGAGTTAGGTTGCCCGCCGCACGTAATTGAAAAGCTGCTCGGGCATCAGATGGTGGGGGTTATGGCGCATTACAACCTTCATGACTATATCGATGATCAGAAACACTGGCTCCGCGTTTGGCAGAGCCATCTTGAAGAGATCATCGGAGAGCCCTTCAGTTAATTTATCTTCTTTTTATCCTCCCACTCTTTGATTGACTCAGAGCGCCAGCGGTTAGGGTTGCCGGGCCAGTCAGGGGGTGGGAACGGGCATACGAAGCCCCGAGGCATTGTGTCTGCACTTTGCCATGACCAAAGGGTTTTGCGTGAAATTTTGTAGCGACTGGTCAGGTCTGACGTTACCAAAATATCATCCATAGCTCTCTCCAGTTGCCCGTTCGGGCCATTCAAAATCTTTTTCAACCAACCTGCCCGGGCAGGGAGCGGAGACGGCGCATGCCGGTCATCGCTGTGGCCACGTAGCTCGCCTTTCGGTTCACCACCTCCACCCAGACTTTCACGCCTTCAACCTTCACCGTATAAGTCTCTTTCATCTTGCTTCGCCCATAGTCGCCATATGTTTGCAAGTGAGCCGCCAGCGCAACATCGCAAGCGCGGCGACCAATAGGTGATTGCTTACTGCGATTAATCAGCTTCATCATCACTGCACTCCCAAAGTGGCTACGACATCACTCGCTGTTTCGCGGGTACTGCCTTTGCTGGATATAGCCCGGTGCGCCCTGGCCTGCGGTAAAATGGTGTGCGTTTCATGCTGCACGCTCTGTGATTTTCTGAATTTCCGATTCCAGATCTGCAAGGAAGCTCTTAACCTCAGATTCGATTTCGCGCGCCAGCTCTTCATCGAAATGAATCCGCTTCTTGAAATAGGCGAGGTCAGGCGGCAGGCGATCATCGAAACTAACGAAATCACACCATTTCCGCCCGGTGCACATCATCTGTGCATGCATTTGCAGCATGTACTGGCGCTTTGGCTCACCAGTTTTCAGCGTTTCAAGATGGGTCCAGGTGTTGGGGCATTTGATTTCGATAAGCCCGTCGTCGTTGACAAGTCCGTCCGGGCTGGCTGCGAATCCGGGTATGGTTGGGTGATCGATGAGCCCAACTTCAGTGATTGCCGCATTGAACTCATTCAGCGCGTACATTTCGCGTGCCACTGGCTCAAGTTCAGTGCCGCGCATCATCGCGGCATTCGAAAACCCTTCCTCCAGCTTCCCGGTCAGCCGTTGGCAAATCAGCTCGGCCATGTAGTTCTGGCGGCTGGTGGAGTAGCCCGACTTAGTCCGGGCCATGACATCAGCCAGGCGACTGGCTGTGACCTTGCCGCAGCGCGCAGCAAACCATTCAGGGGTGCGTTGCTCTATCATTCAGCCTCCGTCTCTGCGACATTGACAGGTTCGGCGTTGTCGACAGCAAGACTCATGTCATACATGCGTCGTTTCTCAACTGCGCCGATCACCTGTTTCTCTTCGGCGCTCAGCGCCACCCAGAACTCCTGATACTTAACGGTTCCAAGGCGCGCGGCGGACTCACCTTTTGCGATCAGTTCCGGGCGGCGGCTATCTGATTCATGGCCCGCATGAACCTCTGCCGTTGTTCCTTCAATTACTCGCTCTGCCTCGTCCTGGTCGAAGATGCCAGCGAAACCAAAGGCCAGACGCGCGCACTGGATCAGCGTCTTGTGGCGAAGCATGCGGGTAGGGTGGGACTGCCATGGCTGAGTGTTGCGTTTGCACTCTCCCATGTACTCGGTGACGATGGTCGGGTGCTTACGGTCTTTGCGGTAAATCTTGCAGGTACACGCGCCTTCCTCCTTGTCGTAAGAGAATTCCATGCCGTCAAACTGAGGATGTTCGTTGATAATGCGAGCCCATCCATCAACGCCGACGACCGGGACAATCCCGCCTTTATCTGGAAAGGCATAAATCTCTTTGGTCCATGGGTTCAGGCCGTACTGGTTGGCGACGATTAGCAGGGCTGTAAATTGCTCGTCCGTGACGTTGCCACCTTTGAACGCTGTATTCTTCAGCGTATTCATCAGGTCTGTACCGGCATCCATGCCGAGGCGTGCGGCCAGTTTCCCGGCCATGGTGGAAAGTGCAGTACTCATTGTTAAATCCCTCAAAAATTAAAACGGGCAGCCGGTACGGTGTTCCCAGTCGTATTCCGCCTGGGCGTAAGCAACTACCGAAATGAAATCGTTGTAGGCCTCGCCAGCTTTATCGCTGCGAAGCCCTTCGAATGGGCTGGAGTCTATCGGGATCGTGAAGTGGAAGAGGCCGGACGGCTCTTTAGGCATCATGTCGATGATTTTCTGCGCCCGGTCGTCGATCCACTTCTCTTTCTCGTCGGTGATCTGCTGCTCAGCCCAGCGCCGATCTTCGATGCGGTCGTAAGTGAGGTATGCGTTCATGGTTGCCTCAGTAATGAATTTTCGCGCAGGGGATCAGGTTATCTTTCAGAGCGGTAAGCACTTCGATAGCCTGCTCGCGGGTTAAGCTGGTTTGGCTGGTGAGCGCGTTAACGATGTTGGTGCCGACCGTCTTGCGGTGCTTAACGTCAGCTTCACGCTTTGCCTGCTCATCGGCGAGGCGCTTCTCTTCGGCCAGGCGGGCATCTTCGGCCTGTTTGGCCTTCAGGCGCTCGGCTTCAACCGCCGCGGCTTTTTCGCGTTCCGCCCGGGCTTCCGCTTCCTGCTTCTCGCGAGCTGCACGCTGTTCCGCTTCGACGCGCTGGCGCTCCGCCAGTTCAGCGCGGGCTTTCTCTTCGGCTTCACGGCGCGCTGCGGCTTCAATCTCCGCTTTGTGCTTCGCTTCGGCATCGCGGCGGGCTTGTTCTGCCGCTTCCTGTTTCAGCCGCTCATCACGTTCACGCTGAGCCTGTTCCGCCAGACGGCGCTGCTCTTCGCGGTCACGGTCAAAATCCTTGTTCATCAGTAGAGCCATTTCGTGGTCCGCTTCGAACTTGGCAGCCAGCTCCTGATCGAACCTGATGTTCATCTCCAGCGCTTCGGCGTGCATCGCGTTCATGGCTTCTTCAGCCTTAATGCGTTCCTGCTCGGCTTCCCATTCGGTGAGTGGGCGGCGGGTCGCATCGCGCAGCTCGTCGCAGGCATCAACGAATCGCTTAATTTCGGCCTCAGCCGGACGCACAGCCTCTTTCAGGCGCTTCAGGTACTCACGGCCCGGCTTTTCGATTGCCGTCTTGCTGCGGGACACCTGCGCTGCCAGAGAGGCAACACGGTCACGGCCTTTCTTCGTGGACAGGTCCGGCACTTCGTTTACAGCCTGGCGGATTTGCTCAAGGTACGCGTCAAGGCCGCCCGCTACGTAAAGCACTGGGGCCTGTTCCGGCTTGATTTCGATGACAGTTAAGTCCGTTACTTCGCTCATGGTTTCTCCTGAAATTTGGATGTGCAGATCCCGCCCGCGTAATGCCAGGCCGATCGGTTGAATAGGGTGGTTACTGCTGCGCGATGGATTTCGCCGGGAACTTGCCGTTGCGGATGATGCTTTCTACCGGCCAGCACTCAGCTGACACTTTCTGCTCTGTAGCTGCCAGGCTGCATTCCTGCTGGCTGTCGTAAACGCCGAGAATGACATCCTGATAATCACCGTTGGTCATTGCCACGGTCAGGACGAGTGCGAATAAAGTTTCCATCAGTGAAGAGTCCTCCCGATGGCGACGGCGTAAAGGCGTTTTGCTTCTTCCCACGCCGGAGCATTGCGATGGAGCACCGCGAACGACGCGAGCCGTTGGGCCTCTCTGATCTGCTGCTGGTTTACCATGATTTCCTCTTGGCCTTATCGCGGCGAACGGAACGGTTAATACAAGACTTCAACGCATTTATTCAGTGTTTCAATGGGCGGTGGATGGCCGCCGGTTGTCATAAATGGGCAGACTCGAAAATCTGCCTATGTATGGCCGATAAAAAACCCGCCGGAGCGGGTCATTCATTCTTTGGTATGCCGCAAAGGGCGTTTAGCGTTTCAACGGGAATGGCAAGTGCGGTGCTGGTCGCTTCACGGCGTTCCACCTCAGGCAAATATGGCACTGCCTCAGGCCACATCTCAGCCAGTTTTTTAACAGTTGAGACTTTGGTTAGAGCACCTTTAACCTGCAATTGGAAGGCATCAACTTCATCGTAAAGAACGTTGATGGTTACCGTCGATTCAGTGAGTCGGTCGTGTAATTTTCCAACTTTCTTCAGCGTGCTGTAACTTTCAGGAACGAAACCCGAATCAATTACAGGCGCGAAGGAAGCTCCGAAGAACAGGTCGCTTTCAAGATCGTGCTTACCAATATGTTTTCCACGGTGGCGATAGCGATGATCCAAACCGTTCCTGGCTAATTCGTGATACTCACCATTAATAATGACCTTTAAAATTGCAGTTTTAGCGCCGACCTGCATCTTGATGAAGGAGTTATCTTTGAAATCTTCCCGAGCCTTAGTTATTTGCTCATCGCTAGTGTTTTCCTGCTTGAGCAATGCCTGTCGAATTTCTTCAACAATTTTCGCCCTCTCATTAACCGCAGCTTTCGCTTTCTCAAACAATGGGGATGCGAGAAGCAGGTTATGGCATAGCTGATTTTTAATTTCGTTGTTAAGACGAATCATTGACTTACCCTCTGTCGTTACCCGCTGATGCGGGAGAAATGCTTTGGCGATGTGGTAGGTGGGAGACCCATTTCGACCCGATTCGGCCTACTTATCTTCGGCAATAGCTCCTCGGGCCTCGCCGCTTTACGTGCGACATATTCCCGTCCATGAACCCTTCACCACATCCCATAACATTCCCTGTATTGGTCAGCGCCAACTCCCTGCCAGTGTTGCCCGTTCTCACGCCGTTCTCGCTCTCGCGCGGGGATACTCTCTCACCGACCGGATCGCACCCGGTGATACAGCACGTTTACGTGTAGGGGTCTTAACAGGTCATTGACGCTGTAAATCTGCATGTTGTTAAAAAGCAGGCGACTTGCTGTCCGCCGCTGGCTAACTTCGCTCAGCTGTCGATGTTTCGTTTCGATGGGGTAAATTTAGCGTGATGCTAAATTATGCGCAATAGCAAAATGCTAAATTGTTGAATGGTTTTATTTAGCGTATTGATTAATAAGCGATTAAAAATTTACAGCGAAGGAATTCGGGACGTAAAAAAGCCCGCGCGATGGCGGGCTTGAGGGGTTTTGCGTGAGGTTATGGGATGTTTAGTATTTTGGCATCAACCACAACGCCGATGATTTTGCAGTTTCCATTAATTTCTAGCATTGGATATGCGGGGTTAAGGGGCTTTAGGAAGCGTCTGCCGGCATCGATTACAAGCTTCTTAAAGGTCGCTTCGTTATCGCCTTCTAGCTTCGCGACAACCAGCTTTCCGTTGCGCGGCTCGACTTCAGGATCAACAAGTATCGCTGCTCCCTCGGGTATGCTCAGTCCAGCCGGGGAGGTCATAGAATCCCCTTTAACGTCCAGCCAGAATGAATCTTCTGAGCAGTCAACAGTCGTGTCATACCAGCGATCTATCGCTCTTCGGTGATAAGGTTCTACAGCTTCCATCCATTGCCCCGCGCTTACCCAGCTGATTACAGGATAACTTCCTTTTGTCTCGTTCAGTCCTCGAAATGCAACGTTCGAAGGTTCTTCACTGGCGTGTAAAACATCCATCCAGCCAAAAGGCAGATCAAGCGCAGTTTCAATTTTGCGAGCCATCTTATCGCCGATATTGCGATGAGGGTTTGGTCCCAGTAGCTGGCTAAGCGCAGCCGGACTTGTCTCGATGAGCTCGGCAAACTGCGCTTTGGTCATTCCAGACTCGTGCTGACGCTTCTCGTACAGCGCTTCCAGGTTGGCTTTTCTGATTTCTTTATTTTCCATACCTGCATTGTTACTGCTTTTAGCAAAATGATAAATGTGCAAATTGCTAAATGATGCTTGCGTAGTATTTAGCATAACGCTAAACTCCAAATCAAACGACTCACCCGGAGACACCAATGAGCACTGAACTACACCGCTGGCGCAAGGCCGCCACTACCGACGAATGGGCGCAGCTCGCAAAGTTGGCTAACACGACGCCAGGTTACCTGGACCAGATCGCCTACGGAAATCGCCGGGCATCTCCAGAAATGGCATCTGCTATCGAGAAAGGCACGAAGAATTTTCACCGCCAGGCTCCGGTCCTAAAAGAAAGCCTGGTATTCGCATCGCCGCGTGATACTGCGGCCTAACCACGAAAGGGAAAGCAATGCATTCACTTGCGTATCAACAAGGTAACAAATTTTCGCCAACGGCGATGATTTACCAGAATCGCCGGGAGCCTGATTCCGCGGCGTTAAACATCGATGGGATCCGCGCTGCTGTTCGCGCCTGGGCAGCTGATTGCCGAAGCCGTGAATTTGTCGCCGCGCTGATCGTGGAAGAGTGGCGGGCGTCCGGCGGAACCGGTCTGGATATCCCGACTGACTCGCACCGCCAGATGCAGAAAGTGTTTCGATGGATTGATGGCGATACCGAATACGCCGCCAACAACATTCGCCAGCTGGCCCCGGCAATCATGTCGGTCCTGCCGCTGGAGTACCGAAACCGTCTGGCGCCGCAGAACGACACGATGTCGCTGATCGCCTCTGCGATGAAAGAGTGTGCCGAGGCTAAACAGGCCGTGCTGCTGGACGCTCCAGAGCATCAGAAGCTCAAAGAGGTAAGCGAGGGTATAGCGTCGCTGTTCCGCCTCATGCCGGAGCAGGTAGGACCGCTGATGACGATGGTTACATCGATGCTGGGGGTTATATGAGAGGCACAAGAAAAGAAAAAGCCCTTGAAGCGGTAACTTCAAAGGCCCTTATCACACTGTGTTACGGCAAGTAACGGGAGTAAGTATGTCAAACACCGCTGAAATAATCAATTTCCCAAATAAAACCGAACAACCGGGAGGTCGTATGGCCGACCTGTCGAACGGGTATACCAAGGTCGCTAACGAGATCCAACAGCTTAAGCCTCGCCTGAGACTGTCAGGCCGGGAATGGCAATGTTTTGAGGCGGTGATCTGGCTTACCTACGGCTGGAACAAGAAACAGGACCGCGTGACAAATACGGTTATTGCCGAGCTTACGGGCCTGAGCGATACGCATGTATCGGACGCGCTTAAGTCTCTCGCAGAACGCAAAATCATCTTTTCACAGAAGCAGGGCATGATGAAAATCGTCGGTGTAAACACTGACCTTTCAGCATGGATTTTAGACAAACCGGAAACGGGAAGAAAATTCCCGAAAACGGGAAAATCCTTCCCGAAATCAGGAATAACCTTCCCGAAAACGGTAGACACCCAATACAAGAACAAGAACAGTATTAAAAGATCTTCGTCCGAGAATTCTGACGAATCCTCTGACGCACGTCTGAAGAAATTTTTATCAACTCATCCTGAAGCTGCGGTCTACACACCATCCGGTGCGAAGTGGGGCTCTGCTGAAGACCTCGAGACAGCTAAGTGGATTTCCTCCAGGGTGAAGCTGATTAACCCAACCTGCAAAGCCCCGGACATGACCTCCTGGTCTAACACTGTTCGCCTGATGCGCCAGATAGACAACCGGTCGCACCAGGACATCTGCGCGCTGTATGACTGGGCTAGCAAACACCACTTCTGGCAGACCAACATCCTGAGTCCCGAAAGCCTGCGTAAGCAGTGGGACAAGCTGACAATGCAGCGTAACGCCGGAGGTGAGCAGCGCGCTGTCAAGCCAGATCTGGACTTCAACAACACTGACTGGGCCTATGGGGTGATCCGATGAAATCTCTTGCAGAGCAGATGCGTAACCACGACCGCGAGCAGATGAGCCGCATGGCCCATAACCTGCCAGAGCAGTACCAGGAGTGCGCGCCGGTCGAGCAGGTGGCGCAGGTATTCAACAAGCTGTTCAACGAGCTGCGCGCCGCGTTCCCGGCCAGCATGGCGAACTTCCGCACCCAGGAAGACCTGAACGAATTCCGCCGTCAGTGGCTGCTGGCGTTTCAGGAGAACGGGATCCACACCATGGCTCAGGTCGATGCCGGCATGCGCATTGCCCGCCGCCAGGAGCGCCCATTCCTGCCGTCGCCGGGCCAGTTCGTCGCCTGGTGCAAGCAGAGCGGCGGCGCGCTGGGCGTCAACGTTGACCAGGTGATCGCCGAATACTGGGACTGGCGTAACCGCTCGTTCGAATTCATCTCCAGCGAGCAATTTCCATGGTCGCAGCCGGTCATGTACCACATTTGCGTAGAATTGCGCCACCGCAGCACCGAGCGCCAGTTAACGCATGGTGAACTGGCACGCGAGGCAGGCGATCTGCTGGACATGTGGGAAAGGCGCGTCACCGAGGGTAAGCCAGTGCCGCCGGTACGCCGGGCTATTGCCGCACCAGCTGCCGAGCAAGGGCCGACGCCGATCCAGCTGCTGCTGGCCAAGTACAACCGCAACAAGTCGAACGGGATGGTGTGACATGAACATAACAATCCGTGAGCAGGTGCTGGCAGCCCTGCGCAACAACCCAGGGTTGAACAACGCCAAACTGGCAGGGCTTATCGGCATGGACACCAAAAAGATATCCGGAACGGTGAGCACGCTGCTGGCAGACGGCCTGATCCGCTGCGAAGGAAAATACGGCCAGCGCCTTTACAGCCTGACCAGCTACGGAATGCGCTTCGCCCCTGACACGATACCTGGCATGAAGCAGGGTAAGTCGAAGTTAATTCAGCGGACGGACACAAACGTGATCTGCCAGGAGTGCCGCAACAGCGCGGCGATGAGAAGGGTATTGATGGTTTGGGGGAGGGTAGGGGTATGACAAACGTAAGTGCAGTAGAAAAAATGGCTGAATTAATGCAGCAGATGGAAGAGAACTCGCCCCGAGTTGCTGCTCTCCAGTATTGCCTGACACAGGTTGCGGAAAAAGTCGAAGAAGCAGAAAAGCGCAATGCGGAGCTTGAAGCCAGATGCGCTGCGCTGAGTGCGGAGAATTCGGGACTGAAGTCAGCGATTGACGCAACTATCGGATGGCAGCAATCAACCGATCCGGAGAATGTCGAAAGCGTTCGAATGCTGGTCGACGTTAAAACCCCGGTAACCGACGCTTTCCTGGCTGAAGTTCTGGCGCATGGGGTGGAGATGGCGGCTTGCGCTCTTGATGACGTAAACCAGTTTAATTACGCAAACATGCTTGACGATTTAGCGCAGAAACTTCGCAAGGACTCCAACACCGCAGACCCGTTAGCCGCTGGCATCATCACTGAGGTGGGGGATTAGGGTATGGCTAAGTCACAAATGAAATTGGCTAATCGCGCATGGCGTACAGAAACAAAGGCTTTGGGCTGGCATGAAGGGCGTGGGATGAATCGCAAGCAATGGAAAACTTTCTGCCGGGAAAATGCCGCCACAACCGTAGAGTCGCAAAAATACAGCGATTGTCCTGTATTTGGCGATCAGCAAGAAGCCAGAGAAATCGTTGCCGAAGAACTTACCGAATGGACACTATAGGGCTAACCCATGACCAAACTAACCAAAGAACGCTTGGAAGAAATCGCAGAGCTTGCAAGAAAGGCGACGTACAAGCCATGTGCAATGCACATGACGAATTTATTGGTAGTATGCGATAGCGAAGTTATCGAGGAAATGGCCCGCCAGTTGCTTGCAAGCATGGAGCAGGAGCCTGTGTCGTACACCTGTAGTGACGCGTTAGATGATGTTTACTGTGGTAGCGCAGCCATGATGGGGCCCGCTGGCGCTGTGGGAGAAGTACCACTCTACGCAGCACCACAGTTACCGCAGCCAGCGGTGTTATCAGTGTCTGAGGGCGTGCTTAAAAGCCTCTTACCCGATGTTGAGAAGTCCGAGTTCTGGTTTGAGCATAATGGGAAAATCTTTTTTGAAGGTGTGAGGTTTAACAATGCGGTATTTGAAGCCTGCCGCGCCGCCATGCTTCAGGGTGCCGAACTTGTAAGTAATCGTGATGAGTTGCCGGATGGTTGGGTGGCTTGCAGTGAGCGGATGCCGGAGAAAGCTGATGAAGTTTTGTGTGCCAAAGAATTCGATGGTCCAGGTGATTGGCGCCAAAAGGTTGGTTATTACTTAGCGGGGAAATGGACGGTGTATAGCGCATCATGGACGCCGACCCACTGGATGCCACTGCCAGCAGCACCGCGGCAGGAGCTGAAGTGACGAACAAGATGACGAGAGTTACCATAGATATAAATCAAGGCCCTTAGGGGCCTTTTATTCTATGATAAACGGACTTTGTTTGAGAGTGACGCCATGAAGCCCAAGAAGCTAAATGCTGAGCAGCAATACAAATTAGACCTTGAATTGGTCAAGAAGAAGCCTGCGAACCGGACCGAGGCAAAAGCCCATTTGGCCGCACAGTTACGGATCAGCAAGTACAAGACGCAGACCTCTTCCAAAATCCGCGTAGGCAGTATTAAGGGGCGGAAGAAGGTACATTTCAGTAAGGCGGAACAAGCAGCCAGGGCAGCACTAAATAAAGCAAATGCCATTAGATTTTCCGAAGGGGAGGTCGAGTCCGTCGATACGGATAGAATCTCAGAAAGTAACAAACGCTGGCGCGGGAGAACTGCTGACTAATGTCTGACTGGAATATTGCTGCAAAGCCGCAGGAAGAACGCGACAAGGTCAACGTTGACCTGGCAGCCTCCGGCGTAGCCTACAAAGAGCGCCTGAACATGCCGGTTATCGCTGAGGTGGTGATGCGTGAGCAGCCCGAGCATTTGCGTGATTACTTCCTTGAGCGTCTGAAGTTTTATCGCGAGAAGTCGATAGATTTACCAAGGGCATCCGATCCGCGGTACATGGAAATGGCTGATTCTAATAAAAAATAAGCCCTAACGTGTTGATGACCTTATCAGACCTAAACAGGAGGTTTTTCTAAAGTGATTAATATCATTGTTGATTCCAATGCTTGGAATTTTTTACATGTGAGTGGGATCTCCTTAAGCAACGAGCTTCTTAGCGATTATAACTTTCAGATAACATTAGAGGTGTCTCGTGAATTGCAGGAGTTAGTGGGCAAGGAAGGGAAGGAAGCTCTTTATGAATTCTTTGTAAGTGAGACTCAGTCGCTTGAAGAGCCCTTATGCTATTTTGGTTTTTACAATGAGTCAGTGCCTGCTGATGAACAGCGGTTTGGTGGATTTGGTGTTGGCGGGTTCGCATCTGTTCATCAAGATGATTATTTTCAGAAAACATTCCGCCAAATAAAATCATCAAAGCGTGGTATTTATTATGGCAATGAAGCTGACATGCTGATCGGGTCAAGAGGAATTGGGAACACTTTCATACTAACAGAAGATAATAATAAGTCAGGCCCGATGAAAGAGGCTGAGAACACTATCTTTGTTTCAAGAAAATTTCCTATGACTGTGGAGCAGTTTAAGGAATATCTTGATCTTGAAACCTCAAAAACTCTTTAGTTACTGCGCTTTGATTTTTCATAATCACTCCGCCATAATCATGTCATCGGAGCCTGAACAACTCCGGTGACTTCTTCGCATTTAAGGGGACTTAAATGCGACCACAATCTGAACTCATCGCCTTGTCACAGATGCAGACATGCACCTGCGATTTTCTGCATTCTGCGGTTTCCGTCAAGGAGGCCGTATGATTATCCCCAAAGACGGCATCAAGCTACACCGTGGAAATCTTGGTGCTATCACTCAGCATCTGAAGCCACTTCTCGAAAACGGTGAGTGCTTCCGGCTCCAACTCAAAGACTGGCGCGAGAAGAGAAGCCTTTCACAAAATAGTCTGAGCCACGTTTGGTACAAGGAAATAAGCGACTACCTGATCAAGTCTGGGCGCACTGACGCAACGCCTGCATGGGTAAAGCGAAACCTCAAAAAAACTTATCTGGGTTATGAAGAGGTTGAGTACACCGATTTCGTCACCGGAATTAAGACGATTGAATTAGAACTCCGCCACACGTCCGATCTGGACACTGGCGACATGCACCATTTCATGTGCCAGGTGGAAGGCTGGTGCGCTCAGTTTGGCCTGGTGCTCACAATCCCTCAAAGCAGCGAATTTCAGGTGCTGCGCGATAAGCAGGAGGCCTGATGTCAACTCCACTTTCCCGCGTCATCACAAACGAAATCTTTCGCGTTCCGGCGCGCCGCAAGCCTAAGCCCGCGGTTAAGCCGTCCGATATCCCGACCCTGAAAGACTACACCGCCCGCCTGGTGGATCAGAAATGGCTGCGTCTCGCAGCGAGGAGAAAATCAGCATGAGCATGTATCAACGAATTAATGGCGCTGACTGGCGCAATATCTTCGTCGTCGGCGATCTGCATGGGTGCTACACGCTGCTGATGAATGAGCTCGAAAAGGTTTCGTTCGACCCTGCGCGTGATTTGCTGATCTCGGTTGGTGACCTTGTTGACCGCGGCGCGGAAAACGTCGAGTGCCTGGATCTGATTACTATGCCGTGGTTCAGGGCAGTGCGCGGTAACCATGAGCAGATGATGGTTGATGGGCTTTCAGAGCATGGAAACGTCAATCACTGGCTGGTAAACGGTGGCGGTTGGTTCTTCAATCTCGACTATGACAAAGAGGTGCTGGCTAAGGCTCTGGTTCACAAGGCAGCTGAGTTACCACTCATCATCGAGCTGGTTACCTCCGATCGGAAAATCGTAATTTGCCACGCTGACTACCCGCATAACGAATATGCGTTCGAGAAGCCGGTCCCGAAAGACATGGTCATCTGGAATCGTGAGCGGGTTAGCGACGCTCAGGGCGGCATTGTCTCGCCGATAGCCGGTGCTGATCTGTTTATCTTCGGCCACACCCCTGCGCGCCAGCCCCTGAAGTATGCCAACCAGATGTACATCGACACAGGAGCGGTGTTTTGCGGAAACCTCACGCTGGTTCAGGTGCAAGGTGGTGACCATGAGTAAAACCTACCGCAGCAAGAAGTGGCTCGCCGCAGTCGGCCAGATTGAGCAATGCGTCCTTTGCGGAGCGTGGGGCGTACAGGTAGCACACCGCAATGAAGGTAAGGGAATTGGCATGAAGACAGACGACTGCGCCACCGCCGCTATCTGTGTCACCTGCCATTCAGAGATTGATAACGGGAAGGGGCTTAGCCGTGACGAGCGCCGCCAGTTAATGGATCGCGCCATCGTCCTGACCATTATTCAGATTGCCCGTCGTGGCTTGGTGGTGCCTGCATGAAAATCTACGACATCACACCAATCGGCAAGCCTCGCATGACCCGCGCGGATAAGTGGAAGCAGCGTCCACCTGTAATGCGTTACCGCGCTTTTTGCGATGAGGTCCGCCTGCGCAAGTTGACCATGCCTGAATCCGGATCACATGTGACATTCGTCCTACCAATGCCACCAAGCTGGAGTAAGAAGAAACGAGCGGAGTTCGCCGGGAAGCCCCACCAGGCCAAGCCAGACTGCGACAACATGCTGAAAGCCCTGATGGATGCGCTTTATGAGGATGATGCTCACATCTGGGATTGCCGCATCACAAAGGTCTGGGGAGAGAAGGGGCAGATCATTATCGGGGAGTGCGCACCGTGACCAGAGACGAGATAACCCGATATCAGGCCGAAAGCGTTAAGCGCGCCAACCTGCCGCCAATAGCAAAGCACAGCCAGACCAAAACCAACCAGCCACAGAAGGAAGCCGCATGAACAGTCAGCAACTGGAATACGTACGTCAGCAGCTCATTGTGGCGACCGCAGACCTCAGCGGGGCGACGAAAGGGCAGCTGGTCGCTTTCGCCGAGAACGCTCAATTCACCGCGACGGCGCGCAGCCGGGGGCGGAAGAAAGTCTATGACGCGCAGAAAAAGCGCATGGTTAACCCCGACGGCCCGCCGATGAGCGGCAGTCAGTCACGCGCCAAGGGCTCGTCAATCGCGCTGGTGAGTCCGGTAGAGTTCGGCACCGCATCATGGCGCCGCGCTGTCCTGTCTCTGGAAGACCATCAGAGAGCATGGTTGCTCTGGACCTACAGCGACAATATCTGCTGGGAGCTCCAGGAGACGATTGTCCGCTGGGCGTGGGAGCAATTCAACCAACAATTTGCAGGTGTGCGCATTGCAAAGAAAACGGTAGATCGCCTGCGTCAGCTCATCTGGCTGGCGGCTCAGAATGAAAAAGCAGATATTTCAGGCAGGGAAGGCTGCTTACGTTATGCGCCAGCTTCTATGATCGGAATTAAACCCGATAACTGGAGCCATAACTATTCTGGCTACTGGCGGGCTATGGGGGAAATTTTCCAAGGATTGGACAGACAAGCTTTGCTGACGGTTTCTCGATCACGTTCACAACAAAAAACGACTTTTTCGCGGCATGGTATTGCAAAAGTCAATTAAATAGCATATATTTCATGTAAATCTGATATCGTCGCCATAGCTTCGTAGGTCGACAAAGAATTAAGAGCCTCGCCATCGTGCGGGGCTTTTTCATTTCAGGGTCAGAAGCACAGCGGTTGTGCGTTCGGCTGTTAACCGAATGGTCGAAGGTTCGAATCCTTCCTGTCCCGCCAAATTCGCCGGTCTAGTTCAGTGGCAGAGGTGGTAAATGCCGAGCAAAGATTACTATCTTAATCGAAGGGCTAGGCTTGCTAAGGCCGTGGAAAAGTTGGGTGGTCGTTGCGCGAGTTGCGGATCCGAATATTCGCTTCAGTTTGACCACATAGACCCTTCCACCAAATCAGCAAATGTAAGCGAGATGCACTATCACTCAGATTCGGTGTTTTATGCTGAGGTTGAAAAGTGCCAACTACTATGTTCTGCATGCCACATTCAGAAAACCAAATTTGACCTTAGCTACTTAGTAGCTGGTGAGCTGAATGGTATGAGCAAGCTAACAATGGACAGCGTCCAGTTCATCAGAGAAAACTACATTCCACGACATAAGGTTTATGGAGCCAGAGGGCTAGGGAGAATGTTTGGTGTAACACATCAAACAGTGCTTTCAGCCTTAAATGGCGAAACCTGGAAATAAGCTGCGCGTCAGAGGTTCGATTCCTTTGCCCGCTCCAGTAAAAGCTTTCCAGTCTGCGATGATGGGTTCCCCGGAGTGACTGGAAAGCGACCTGGTTTTGAATGGGCGCTGCTTTTTGCAAAATTGCTGTGTGAAAATACTGACCTTTGGGTTCAGCGCTCATCCAAAAGCATCACGTGAATTCACCAACGCTCATGTACTCTCCAGGAAACAATAAGTGATTCTGAAAAGTTCCGGTTAGATATTGCCCCGGTCACCGGATGATTTTATCTTTTGGTTCGTGGTGAATCCCCCTATGCGGCGGGGCGTCCAGTCAAACTTTTTTGTCCAGGTTTGTTTGCGCGGAACTAGTCGGCTGGGGCTGTTCCACCGGGAGGCACCCGGCGCCACCTCCTTGACGGTATTGTTATTTTTCATGCCTGTTCGTCCGAGCAGGCTTTTTTTGCCCGCATTATCTTCATTGAAAACTGGCAACTCAGAGAATCATCCAAATTAAAAAAGCAGCAACGAGAGCGATTACTAATACATTCTTCGCTTTTTCTCTTCTGCTGGCCTTCACAAAAGGATTCACTATCCGGCAGTGGCTACACACAAGTGATTCTGGGTTAATTAACTTTCCGCAGTAGGGACAGGGCTTGATAATCATTGGTACTAATTAAGTTGTGAGAACGTAGTCTCATTTAACCACATTTATCGAGTTGTTTTACTAATGGTCTAGTTATTTCAGACATATTCATCAATTTCAGGCTCACGGGAATCATCCGCTACGTGCTTTGTTGATAAATCCAGCCCGTGAAGCCTGACCCTTTTCAAACACACACACAGCGCCATCCGAAAAATCGGAGGTGAGGCTATGACCAGAATGAGCACCATTTACAGCAGACTTTCATATGGAACAGGAACCACGCTGACCGGCTGCGGTGTATCAGCGAAGGCATATGCCGAAACAGCTAAAACAGCAAAAGAGGTGTCCTGGATGTTGGCCGACAGAATTGCAGGGTTAAGCCTGAGCGACTGGGCAATTATTGTCGGTATCGCATGCACTGTTATTACCTGTGCAGTGAACTGGTATTTCCGCTGGAAAGAACGGGAGGATCGGCGCAATGGCTATGCCACCAAAGCTGAAGAATAGCGTTATTGCAGCGATACCCGCTGGCGCTATTGCTATCGCTGCGGCGTTGATTACTGGCCCAACGGGTAATGATGGCCTTGAAGGTGTACGCTATCAGCCTTATCGGGATGTTGTTGGAGTGTGGACTGTATGCTGGGGCCATACTGGTAAAGATATTATCCTCGGCAAGACCTACACCAAAGCAGAGTGCCAGGCGCTGCTGGATAAAGACCTGAATATTGTCGCCCGACAGATTAACCCATATATCAATGCTCCGATCCCCGAAACGATGAGAGGGGCGCTGTACTCATTTGCGTATAACGTAGGCGCGGGAAACTTCAAAACCTCCACACTGTTACGAAAAATCAACCAGGGTGATTCGAAAGGCGCATGCGAACAACTGCGGCGCTGGATCTATGCTGGTGACAAACAGTGGAAGGGTTTAATCACGAGGCGTGAGATTGAGCGTGAAGTTTGCCTGTGGGCAGAGAAACCTCAGGTTCTGGGGGATGGACTCGGGCCGCTTAACCCTGGCATTCCGGTATCAGTTCCGGGGGTATTCTGATGAAACCCAGAAAAATTACGATTGTTGCGGTTCTGCTGGTGGCTGTCGTAATCATTATTGCAGTGCTTAGCGTATTACTGGTTCGTAGCCGCTCAGCTCTTGAAACAGAACAGAGTGAGAATCGGGTATTACGTAATGATAACGCGCTGCAGGCGACGGTGATAACTACACAGGCTTTCAACTTCAATCGGTTTAACCAGATAGCAGAGAACGCCAACCGCCTTAACTCGCTGATAGATGCCGGTACTGAGAAAACTGTCATCGAATACCGGGAGATTCTCCGACGTGAAAAGACCTGTGATCTGCCTGTTCCTGCTGATGTCGCTAGTGGGCTGCTCAAATACGCGTACCGTTTACGTGCCAGCGCAATGCACCCCGATACCGGGAACGCTAACGCAGCCGATGATAGTACCGCTGCCGCCAGCTCAATGACGTATTGTCAGGCCGTCCTCTGGATTGAGCCGCTACTGGCAACGATAGAAAAGGGTAATAACAATTTTTCCGGTATACGGGAGATTGAGAATAACCGCGCAATGCGATAACTATCACAGTTTCACTCGGTGGTTAGCTTGATAAGGATAAAAAGGACTCCATGATGTAGATTCTGATGCTAATAAGGATAAAAAATGATTTTTCCCATTGTGAAGTCTGTCTACATCAACAGCAAAACTGATAGTCGTTTAATACGTTATGATGTTATTCGTACTGACCCCGATACCTACCTCGTCAAAGTTTTCGATAATCAACAGCGTGGAATTTCGGTACCAGGCCTGATTAGTCAAATTTCCGAGTTCGAAATAACTCGTGCTGCCTATAATGAAAAATATCAGGTGGGTAATCGCGTAGTCGTGAAAATGAATGCGGACCCCGGATTTGAAAACACCATTGATGGTGAGTTGCAAGCACATCGAGATAGTTTGTCGTGAAAACAACCGCCTCCGGGCGGTTTTTTGTTTCTGCATGGGGAAGAAATTATGGCTGCTCTTAAGAACCTTATTCAGCAGTTGAATCAAATGCAAAAGCAAATTCCATTTGCGACAGCTCAGGCTATGACCAAAGTTGTACGCCAGATAGAGACGGCACAGAAAACAGCGTTTGAACGTCATCTGGAGAGCCCTACACCGTTTACTGTTAAATCAGTTGGTTCGGTTGCTGCGAGAAAGAACAACCTGACCGCAAAGGTTTTTGTCCGTGATACTGCGGCTGGCTATCTGGAACCATTCGAGTTTGGTGGAGAGCACAAGCTCAATAGCCAGGCTCTTTTGAACCCCAAGAACGTCAAACTGAACAAATACGGCAACATGCCGCGCAATAAGCTCTCACAGCTTAAAGCAAAGGAAAATGTATTCGTAGGTGAGGTGGATGGCATTAACGCTGTCTGGCAGCGTAAGAAGCCGATGAAAGCTAAGAAGCGACGGGCCAAGCACTCCGCTAATGGGACGCGAAGGCCGAAACGTAAACAGCGTTCTCCAAAGCTTTTGATCCGGTTTGGTGATGCGCTACCTGTGACTCCAGTGCTGGGGTATATGGATAGGGCCCGTACCATGGCGAACGCACTGCTACCGTCTGCTTTAAATCAGGCGATAGCAGAAGCCATCAGGACGGCAAAATAAAAGCAGTAACTTATAAGTTAATTTCGCAAGCTTTTATGAAGCTGTTTACTGCAGTTGTCGATCCAGAAACATTGGCTGACATGGAATGCTGGTTTCCGCCATCCTTTGTTTGCACACCAACTAACACTTTGGATTTCGCCCCCTGAAGCTGCTTAAGCACTGTTTTTAGTTGGTCCGCGTCATCCGATTGAATCTGGAGGCTCTGAACATTACGTCTTGAAAGGGTAGCATCGAGCTTCACTGCGGTATTCCCGTCGACCTTCATTATCAGGTCCATTGGTACCTCTGATAGTGATTCGGTGCTTTTATCCATTTCAACGTATGCCGCCGATAGCTTTTCTTTAGTGCAGTCAAACACAATGGCGCCATTGTCGGATGAAACTTCGCCAAGCATCATTGCTTTCTTACCACCAGAGAAAAGGTCATCTTCAGTATTAGTCACCCACTGGGCATGAGCAATTGGTGATGCCAGCACTGCGGCTACGAAAGTTATTTTGATTATATTGTTACCCATTACATTCTCCTTGTATTGAATAGGAATAATCATAGTCGGAGCGAATGGTCGAAGCCATTAAAAAAATGGGTCCTTCCTGAGACTTTTGTAAGGTACGGGCATTGCGCGCCGCGGTGTTTTCCTAGCTACAACTTTCAGATTTGTGTCCCATGTCCCACCTCTGGCGATCATTACGGACACCTCGCCAGCTCTGGCTATTCCAGTTTATTCCAGTGGGACATTCTGGTGGGACATGGCAAAAATGTCCCAGGCGAATGTCCCACCCCAGAAAATGTCCCAGGTGATGTCCCATGACCACGATGAACCAGAGTCAGTACGCACAACATTCAGGTGTGGATCGCAAAACAATTGGCCGGTGGATTAAAGCCGGGCGCTTCATTGTGATGGACGGAGACCTGATTGACGTAGAGGCCAGCGATGCGGCATTGAAGAAAAACCGCGATGGCAAAGACCCGCGCGCCTCGAACGCGAAGAAAAAGAAAACTCCCGTCGTTAGCGATAACGATGATGACGGTGATGAAATCAATAAAACTGTCCGCCAGATAATGCTCACTGAAGGGGCAGATCTTTCGAGAGAGGAAGCGGGACGTATCCGCGAGAATTACATGGCCCTGCAGGCAAAGCTGCAGTATGAAAAAGACAGCGGCCAGCTTATTGAGCTGACAGCAGCCGAGGAGGTTTTATTCAACGCCTTTCGCCAACAGCGTGATGCCTGGCTTAACTGGCCGTCCAGGGTGGCGCCGCTAATGGCTGCTGATCTGGATGTACCGGCGGACAGGATGACAGAGGTGCTGATTGAACATGTCCACAAACACATCTCAGTCCTCGGAGAGCCAGAGTTTAACCCGGCAGAAGATTGAGCGTCTTGAATTAAGCGTCCGCAAAGGCTGGACACCCCCGCCGCGTATCAGTGTGCCGCAGTGGGCAGATGACTATCGTAAGCTGGCAAAAGAGGCTGGGAGCACTTCGGGAAACTGGGAAACATCGACGGTAGAAATTGCCCGCGGACCGATGCTTGCCGCGACGGAGTCCGGGGTTCATATCATCACTGTAATGTGCTGTACCCAGTTGATGAAGACAGCACTGCTGGAAAACCTTTTTGGCTATTTTGCCCACCTCGATCCTTGTCCGATACTGCTGCTGCAGCCGAAAGAAGAAGCCGCTGAACAGTTTTCGAAAGAGCGTATTAGCCCGCTGGTAAGGGTGACGCCGGTACTGCGTAAAATCATCGGTGATTCGAAACAGAAAAGCTCGAAAGAAACCATTCTTTACAAGGCATTCACTGGCGGATTTCTGGCGCTGGCGGGTGCTGGTAGCCCTGATAACCTTGCGCGTCGTCCGATTCGTGTCCTGCTGGCGGATGAAGTGGACAAGTACCCGATAACCCGCGAAGGCGATCCAATTGCGCTGGCCGAAGAGCGTACAGCGACATTTGGCCTGACCTGGCTGTCTGTACGCGCCTGTTCGCCGACGGTGGAGGATGAGAGCCGCATTGCTGACAGCTACGCCGACTCCGATCAGCGCCGGGCATCTGTGGTTTGCCCGCACTGTGGCCACCGCCAGTTCCCCGACTTTTTCAAACACGTTCAGTGGCCGAAAGAGGGAGATAAACACCTGACTAAATCGGCGATGCTCTATTGCGAATGCTGTGGTAGTGGCTGGTCCGAAGGACAGCGCCTCAGAGCTCTGCACACTATTCGATGGCATCAGACGCGCCCATTTGAGTGCTGCGGGGAGCGGCACTCACCGCTGATGGATTATGACCTTGCCTGGCGGGCGGCAGACGAGGGCAGCGTTGAAAAGGTCTGGCAATGGTCAGAGTCGGAACGGCATGCGGTCTATCGCGCAATCTGCCCCTCCTGTGGAAAGGAGGCAGTCGATAACCACCACGCGGGGTACCAGGCATCCAAGCTTTTCAGCCCCTGGCAAAAAGATAAGCCGTCGGATATTGCGAAAAAATATATCGATGCGAAGGGCGATCCGGATAAGGAACAGGCGTGGTGGAATACCCAGATGGGGCTTCCGCACCGACCTAATCATGGGAAACAGCTCCCTGTTGATGTTCTGCTGGCGCGCCGGGAAATATTTCCGGCCGTCGTTCCGGACGGGGTGGCATTGTTAACAGCTGGAGTTGATACCCAGGACGATCGCTTCGAAATTACGATCACCGGCTGGGGGAGAGATGAAGAATCGTGGTCGGTCGCGCATGACGTTATTTATGGTGACCTTGAGACGGAAGAACCCTGGAAGCGACTGGATGCATACCTGAAACAGATCTGGCGACGTGGTGACGGGCGCGGCCTGAATATCATGGCAACGTGCATGGACTCCGGCGGCCACCATACGCAGAAGGTATACGAATTCGCCAAAGAGCGTCTTGGCCGTCGTGTCTGGGCAATTAAGGGGGAGTCTGCACAGGGAGGCAAACGCAATCCTGTCTGGCCGACCAAACGACCATCATCGAAAAGCAAAGCCAGTTTCCGCCCTGTCATTCTGGGGGTTAACTCAGCGAAAGACGTGATACGCGGTCGCCTGCATCTTGAGCCACCCAAACCTGGTGCCGCCGCTGCGGGTTATATGCATTTTCCTGACGATCGCGATCTCGGGTACTTCAATCAGCTGCTGGCGGAGCGACTGGTTTACAAAGTCATTTCCGGGCAGCGGTACAGTATCTGGGAAGCAATACCAGGACGAGCTAACGAAGCGCTTGACTGCCTCGTTTACAGCTATGCCGCGCTGTGCGGTCTCAAACATATGGGGTTAAAACTCAACGTCCGGGCCGCCAACCTCGAAGCCGATCCGGATAAGTTCCTGCCAGCGCCAGTTGGACAGGAAGAAAAAATCAATTACGAGCTGCCGGGTGCGGTTATTGAAGAACCAGCGCCGGTCAAACGTAAGCGAATATCGCAACTCCTGCCGAAATAAGGAAAATCATGTTCAACCGGAACACCAGCCTGCTTGCCGGCGCAATGACTGACGATCAGCTCAGGGATGCGCTTGCGAAAGCTCAGCAGGCGTACATTGATTTAGCAACCGGGAGCCACGGTGTTTCGTTTTCCTATACGCAGGGAGACGGGACGCGATCAGTGTCCTATCAGCAAAGCACCCTGGCTGATCTGCTGGCCCTGATTCAACTTCTGCAGGCGCAACTGGGGATTATCTCTCGTCCCCGGAAACCAGCGAGGTTTAGATTCTGATGAATAAAGTACAGATACTGGGCTCTGATGGGCAGCCGTTGCGACAGCAGCGTCCCTCTATGCTGGTGGGGGGGAGCCGCGTACCTTATGACGCAGCTGACTCTTTCAGCGATCAACTGGCGAACTGGCAACCCGCGCTGTGGTCCCCGGACAATGAAATTAACATTTACCGGGATCGCATCGTGTCCCGCGCACGCGATCTGGTCCGTAATGACGGCTGGGCAAACGGTGCGGTCACACGTCTGCTGGATAATGCGGTTGGTGCCAACTTCCGCCCCATCATGAAACCCGATTACCGTGTTCTCAGAATGATCACCGGAAACAAGGCGTTTGATGCGTCCTGGGCGGAAGAGTACGGAAAAGCACTGGACGGGCACTGGCGGACCTGGAGTAACGATCCTGGCCGGTATTGTGATGTTGAACGAAAACTCACCGTGTCGCAGATGTTGCGCCTGGGATTTCGTCACAAGCTTATTGACGGGGATGCTCTGGCCATTCTCCAGTACAGAACTGACAGGCTTGGTCCCGGAAGAGGGCGTTACGCCACCACGGTACAGATTGTCGATCCTGACCGCCTCAGTAATCCTCAGCAGAATTTCGATATGCCAAATGTCCGTGGTGGCGTTGAAATTGATGCGGACGGTGCGCCGGTTGCTTACCACATCAGGGAGGCCCATATCGGTGACTGGTGGTGCGGGGCTAAAACCATGACGTGGCAGCGTATCCCGCGTGAAACTGACTGGGGCCGCCCGCATGTGGTTCACGATTTTGATCATGAGCGTGGCGCGCAGCACCGCGGTAACGGCATCCTGACTCCGGTTATTCAGCGTCTGAAAATGCTGGTGAAGTATGACCAGAGTGAGCTTGAGGCAGCAATTCTTAATGCCATATTCGCCGCTTACATTGAGTCACCCTATGACCCTGCGATGGTTCAGTCTGCCCTGGGCGAGACCTATGACGAGTCGGAGTTAGGCACTTATCAGGACGGGCGTGTTGAGTTCCATAACGATCGGCGTCTGACACTTCAGAATGGTGCCCGAATGCCCATTCTTTATCCTGGTGAGAAAATCACGACGGTTAACGCGGCGCGGCCCTACAGCAATTTTGAAGTCTTCGAATCTGCTGTTCTCCGTAATTTTTCTTCAGGAACAGGGTTGTCCCCACAGCAGGTCACCCAGGACTGGTCTGACGTTAACTACAGTTCTGCACGCTCCTCGTTGCTGGAGGCATGGAAAACACTGACTCGCCGCCGGGACGATTTTTCTACCGGCTTCGCTCAGCCCATTCTCACCGCCTTTGTTGAAGAAGTTCACGACAATGAGGATTTACCCCTGCCCGCAGGCGCACCTGATTTTGTTGACGCCAGAGCCGCGTATTCTCGCGCGCGCTGGATGGGGCCAGGGCGCGGCTGGGTGGATCCGGTTGCAGAGAAAAAAGGCGCCATTCTTGGTCTGGATGCCGGACTTTCCACCCTCGAGATTGAGGTGGGTGAAAACGTCGGTGAAGACTGGGAAGAAGTGCTTGATCAGCGCCAGAGAGAAATTGAGTCATGTCTTAAACGCGGATTACCGCTTCCGAGCTGGGCACAGGCTGACCAGTTTGCGAGCCAGACCATTACCGATCCGGAGGAAAAGTGAATCTACCCCATCTGGCCCAGCGATTATTTAACACCCCGCTGGCGCTGCACCCGAGTAAAGCCGAAGTCATCATGGCATCCGTAATGGACCGATTTGGTATCAGTAAAATCGAATCTTCTCTTGCCATGGAGGATGACTGGTACGGATATGACGATAACCGGGGACGTGAATCCCGTAGTGATCCGGGTTATGACAATGTGCTGGGTGTCGCCGTCATCCCGATATGCGGAACGCTGGTGCAAAAACTGGGCAGTCTGCGTCCGTACAGTGGAATGACAGGGTATGACGGCATTCGTCAGGCGTTTCTTACTGCGATGGAAGATCCCGACATTTCGGGCATTTGCCTGGATATCGACTCACCCGGCGGCGAGGTCGCTGGATGCTTCGATCTGGTTGATGTCATTTACGGCTCCCGGGGGAAAAAGCCTATCCATGCCATTCTGACGGAAAGCGCTTATTCCGCTGCGTATGCCATTGCCAGTGCAGCGGACCGGATTTCTGTTCCGCGCACCGGCGGAGTGGGTTCTGTGGGTGTGATCACCATGCACCTTGACTGGACGCAGCGGATTAAAGATGACGGTCTTAAAGTTACGATCATCACCTATGGATCCCGCAAGGCTGAAGGTTCGCCGCTGAGAGAGTTGTCAGATGAAGCGCTGGCCGCCATCCAGCAGGACATTAACACCATGGGCGAATTGTTTGTGAACACTGTTGCCAGAAACCGGGGGATTAGCGCAAAGGTTATAAAAAGTACCCAGGCCGCCTGTTTTATGGCTGCTGATGGCGTTGAAATTGGACTGGCTGATGAGGTGTGTCCTCCTGACGCTGCGTTCAAAAACTTACTTGAAAAAACAGGAGCCTGAAATGGCAAAGAAAAAGACGTTTAGTTTTGCTCACCTCATTGGTCTTGGCCCTTCCGCTTCTGAGGAAGAAGAGGATAAAAAAGCCAAAAAAGCGAAAGCCCGTCGCGCGGAAGAGGATGAGCGCGAAGAAGATGCCGATGATGATGAGCGCGACGACGACGCGGAAGAAGACGAACGCGACGATGATACTGAAGATGACTGCGATGATCCGGATGCGTCAGAAGATGATGATTCTGAAGACGACGGCGACGACGATCGCAAAGAGAGTAAGGCGGTAAAAAATGCACGCGCTGCTGAGCGTAAACGCTGCGCCCGTATTTTCGGCAGTAAGCATGCAGCTGCGAATCCTTCACTGGCCGCGTCACTGGCTTTCAATACCGGGATGAGTTCTGCGGCAGCAATTAATGTCCTAGCCTCTTCGGCTCCGGCCGCAGCCGCATCTCAGCCATCCCGTAAACGCTCTCTCGATCAGCGTATGCAGGAAAGCCACCAGGTCCGGCTTAATCCGGATAGCGGACAGAAAGAGACCGGAAAGTCTGCGCTGGTAAGTAAAATGACCGGCCTCTACAACTCCACAAGAGGAGAGAAATAATGGATCAGTTTGGTCAGAATGCGTTTGCGCCTGGCATGAAGAGCGCGCTGTTTGTTCCGGATCAGCTTGTCGCTGGCACGCTCCAGCTGGTGACTGACACCGGGATCATTACGGGCGGTGCCTTTAAGCGTGGTACTGTCCTGGGCCTGGTGGCTGCCAGCGGGAAATACACGCAATGTGTGAAAACGGCTGAAGATGGCAGTCAGTTACCCGTTGCTATTCTGGTTGATGATGTTGATGCATCGTCTTTCGATCAGAACGGCGGCCTGTATCTGATGGGGGAATTCAACCAGCACCGAATTATTTTTGATAACTCCTGGACGACCGCTGACCTGAAAAAAGCGCTCCGACCGCTGGCTATCTTCCTGAAAGACAGTGACCAGGCACCTGTAACCACCTCCTGATTTCCCCCACGGCTCTCCTGACGAATGCTTTAACCGGCAGGGGCTGGCTCGTTTAAATTTTTTGCCAGCTGCGGCTGGCACTATCAAGAGACTGAATATGGAAAATATTTTTGATACCAGCGTGCTGGTGCAGGTTGTTCCTAACCTGAAAACCAGTCAGAACTGGCTGCTCGATCGCTTCTTCCCGAATGTCGTAACTTACGAGACTGAAGAAGTGGCGATTGATGTTGATGTCGGCCTGCGTCGTATGGCGCCGTTCGTCTCCCCGCTGGTGGAAGGTAAGCTGGTCGAATCCCGTAAATACCAGACCAATACCTTCAAACCGGCATACATCAAAGATAAGCGCGCGCCGGACCTGCGCAAACCTATCCGCCGCCAGATTGGTGAGCGTATTGGCGGGGAATATACCGCTGCCGAGCGCGAAATGCTGAACCTTCAGTTTGAAATGACTGACCAGATTGACATGATCAACCGTCGTCTGGAATGGATGGCGGCGAGTGCGCTGGTGTCTGGGACCGTAACCGTCGCCGGGGAGGGCTATGAAACTAAGGTGGTGGATTTCGGGCGTGCTTCGGATCTGACCATCACTCTTAGCGGCTCGGATAAATGGCCACTGACCGTTGCAGCTGGCGCTACCAATACCCAGCCATCAGATGACATTGAAATCTGGCAGACTACTTTCCTGAAAGAGTCCGGCTCTGTCGCCACGGATCTGGTCTTTACGAATAAGTCATGGCGTGCATTCCGACTGGATACCACCATCAAGGATAACGCCATTACATTCCCGGCGCTGAGCCCGTTTGGTAACCAGATTAACGCCGGCCCACAGGTAATGAAGGGCGCAATTTATAAAGGGCGCTGGGGTAACTTTGACCTCTGGTTATATAACGACTGGTTTATTGACCCGCTGGATAACGTCGAGAAGCCTATGATCCCCGATGGCGCTGTCATTATGAGTGGTGCCGATCTGATGGGTACCCGCGCCTTTGGCGTTATCCTGGACCCGGCTTTCAACTACGGTCCGCTGGCTTATGCGCCAAAATCCTGGGTGAAAGAAGATCCAGCCCAGCGTCTTATCCTGATGCAATCCTCCCCGCTGGTTATTCCGAGCCGGGTAAATGCATCCCTCTGCGCAACGGTGGTCTGATATGGCAAAACAACCTAATACCGGGCTGGCTGATGATCTGAATGCAGAAGGATCTGCCAAAGACGGCCTGAGCGTTGACGACCTGAATGCTGGCGATAACACCCAGGAAAAACAGCCTTTGAGCAAAACAGATGATGCCGAATTGTCTGTTGATGACGATGGTGGTGACGAAAAATCCGGAGACACTGAATCGCAGGAGTATGTGGTGTTGAAAGGGAATTGCATTCGTCATGACGGGGAGATGTACCGCGAAAATATGCGCATCCCTGTAACCGGCAAAGATGCTGAGCGTCTTCTGCAGTCCGGCGTTATTGCTGATGTTGATGTGCTTCGTAAGCGAGTTCTTGCTTCTCAGCCATCAGTTTCAGTTACGACAGGGTAATGACATGGGCGTGGACTGGGATTCTCATCTTCTGAGTCCGCTGCATGATGTCTTTGGCGATGAGCACGAGTACCGTCCACGTAACGGTACTCCTTTTACAATTAACGGGATTTTTGACCGTGGTTATGCGCAGGTTGCTGAAAACCTTGATGGCGATTCAGAAATTAACACCTCCAGCCCGATGTTGGGTGTGCGCGATGCTGAATTTCGCAAGCTGGGTAAATCGCAACCTGCTGTATCTGACCGGGTATTTATAAAGACGGTCGGTGGTCACATCATCAATCAGTTATTTGTTGTGTCAAACGTCGAACCCGACAGTCATGGCGGATCTCGTCTTGTCCTCAATGTGGTAAAACCGCGATGAATTCAGCAGCGATACGGCAAATGGTTGTCACTGCACTAACCGGGACAACCAGCGCGGGCGACCGCGTATTCTCTCCACGCGACTGGTCAACTTCACCAGATATGTATCCTGTGTTGTTGGTTCAGACGCCTTTTGAACAGAAAAAATCACAGGGGCGTAATACCCCTGCTTTTACCACCCTCACCACTGTCAGGATCACTGGGCGCGTTCAGGAGTATGACGGCGATACAGTGGATGATGGAGCCATGCGGGCAGAGCTGGCGCTTGAAAGCCTTCGCGAGCAGGTGGAGCGCGCGGTGATCAACAGCTACGAACTGACGCGGAATATTCAGAAATACGCGGAAGTTCGTTCAACCATCAATGTTGATTCAGAAGGAGAGGCCCATATGGGGCAGCTTCTTTTCGAGATCGACATAGAGCATTACCAGGGGCCGGAAGATTTTTATCCTGTCCAGTCGGTTCCCCTTGAGGGCATGGATATTGCGGTCGACATGCCAGACGGCACAGTTAAACCGGGTATCAGCCTCAATCTTCAGGAGTAATCCATGTTTGTTAAGCCGAACAACGGGCTCAGCGTTCGCTGCCCCGTCAAGGGCATCCCATTGCCTAAAGAGGGTGCTGAAGTACCTGACAATATTTTCTGGCGTCGCCGTCTGAGCGATGGGGACGTGATCCTCTCTAAAAAGGATGAGGGCGCGCCAGAGAAACAATCATTACCTAAAAAAGCGGGAGAAAATGAATGACCGTACCTTTCGCTCGTGTTCCCGATAACCTGCGGGTAGGGCTTTTCTTCGTTGAGTTTGATAACTCAATGGCGAATAACGCCACTGCCACGCAGCGCACCCTGCTTATCGGTGGGATGCTCAGTACCGGCTCAACCCTCCCTGGTATTCCGCAGCGAGTTTCCTCTTCGGATACCGTCGGTGAGCTGACAGGAAAAGGGGGAATTCTGCAGGCCATGATGGCGGCGTATCAGAAAAATGATACCGCAGCCGAAGTCTGGATCCTGCCGCTGGAGGAAGACTCCGATTCCATGGTGGCTGCAACCGGCACCATTAAAGTGAGCAGCGCACCGACGGCAACCGGAGTGATCTCCCTTTATATTGCTGGTGAGCGCATTCAGTTGACCGTTGTAGCAACAGATACGGTGGCAGCGATCGCCACCTCTCTGGCCGCGGCGATTAACGCAAAAACCACGCTACCTGTAACCGCCAGTGCGACTACGGATACCGTAACCCTGACCGCGAAGAATCTTGGTGCTACGGGTAATGGGATCGACATTCGCCTGAACTTCCTCGGCTTACCTGGAGGCGAGTCCACACCTGCAGGCCTGGAACTGACGATTACTGCTATGTCTAACGGAGTCGGGGCTCCGGATATTACCGGCGCGCTGGCAAACCTGCAGGATCGGACATTCGATTTCATCATCAACCCTTACGACGATACAACCTCGTTGAATGTGATGAAGGAGTTCCTGTCAGACACTGGCGGTCGCTGGGCATGGGACAAGCAGCTTTATGGCCATTCCTTTGGTACCACCACCGGGACTTACGCCCAGCTCGGTACCAAAGGTGAGCTGCGCAATAACCAGCATGAGACCCTGCTGGGCGTAAATAAATCGCCGTCCCCTTCCTGGGCATGGTCTGCAGCTTACACCGGCGCAGCTGCGGTGAGTCTGCGTAATGACCCCGGCCGCCCGCTACAGTCGCTCGCTGTTCAGGGGGTGCTTGCGCCAGAACTGCAGGATCGCTTTGAGCTGACCGAGCGTAACAATCTGCTGTACAGCGGCATTTCGACATTTACGGTCGATGACGATGGCACGGTGCGCATTGAAAACCTGATCACCACCTACCAGAAAAACAGCTATGGCGATGCAGATGACAGTTATCTGGAAGTGGAGACGCTGTTCAGCCTGATGTTTGTGACCCGCTACCTGCGCACAGCGGTGACCAGCAAGTTTGGCCGTATGAAGCTTGCTGCGGATGGAACCCGATTTGCACCTGGCGCGGCGATCGTCACGCCAAACATTATCAAGGCCGATCAGATTGCCGAGTACCAGACTCTGGTATGGAACGGTTATGCGCAGGATGCGGAGGCATTCGCAAAAAATATCATCGTCGAGCAGAACGCCAAAAATCCGAACCGCGTCGATGTGCTGTGGCCGGGAACCCTCATGAACCAGTTGCGCATTTTCGCGCTGCTCAATCAGTTCCGCACTCGGGCTGAATCAACAGGAGCTTAAACGATGGCAGGTGATACTACTAACCGCCTGGCGGGAACCGCCTATGTCACTGTTAACGGTGTGACGGTAATGGTGGAGGGCTCGTTTAAATACCAGGCTGCCACCGTAAACCGTACCACCCTGACAGGGATGGATGGTGTGCACGGATATAAGGAAAAACCTGTGGCGCCATACATTTCTGCCCGACTGCGTGACAGTGGCGGAACGAATGTGCAGGGCTTTAACCAGCAGACGAACGTCAACGTGATCGCCGAGCTGGCTAACGGGAAAACTATCATTGGCCGTTCACTCTGGACGGTCAACGTCCAGGAAGTGGAAAGCGAAGATGCAGTATTTGATGTTCGCTGGGAAGGCCGCGACGTAACGGAGAACTAAGATGGCTGAGATTGAACGCGTTAAAACCATTCCATTAACCGTAGCGCTGGATGATGCTGCGGAGAAGACCACTTATACGCAGCTGGAGCTGAAAGCACCCACGCTAAGCCAGGCTGAGCAGTTTTACGAGAAACAGGCTGCGTCAACGTCGCTCGCGGCGATGCGCCTGCTTATTGCGCTGGTTTCCGGTACGCGTGAAAGCGTACTGCAGCCGATGGATTTTCTCGACTTCCGTAAGTGTGAGGAGTATCTGCTCAGTTTTTTGACCTGGAAGCCCTGACAACCTGGCAGGAAATGGCCGCTGACGTCACCTTCTATTTCCGCTGGTCTGAGGACAGGGCGTGGGGAATGACCCGCGCCCGGCTGAAATGGTGGGTGGCGCAGGCATCCCGGATAAACAAGCTTAGGAAACCTGAAGACGATGAGTAATTCTTTTGATTTTGAGCTGGTGGCCAGCGACCAGGTTAGCGAGGCTATAGACCGCATTAATGAGGCTGTCCGTGACCTGGAGCCGAAGCTAGATAAAACTAAAGAAGGGCTCAAGTTAGGCGGTCAGGAAACAGCCGACGGACTGAGCGGTTTTATTTCTCGCCTCGAGAATATGTCGAAGAGCGCGCGGGATAACGTGCAGTTTATTGGCGACATGGTTCCCCCACTGAAAATGGTGGGGGAGCTCACGGGGAAGATGGGGGCGCTGGGGTTAGCCGGTGCTGCCGGCTACGGACTGAAACAGGTCGCTTATGGATTTCGGGAGGCATCCCGTCAGGCCTATAATCTTGATGTCTCGGCAAAAAATGCGGGAATGCGCGTTGACGATTTTACCCGACTTTCCGGGGCAATGCGTATTCTTGGGGCAGACAGCGAGAGCGCTAATGCATCAATAGAAGGTATTTTCAAAGCATTCAATGAGGCTGCCAGTGGTAAAAACGAGGGGGTTATGGCAGCGATGGCGCAAATTGGTGCTCAAATCCAAAAAAACAGCGATGGTTCAGTGAATACCCTTAAAACACTGGAGTCTATCGCAAAAATTTTTCCAACCTTGCGACCTGAACAGCAGAAGTCCGCCGCTGATGCACTTGGGCTGACGCCCGAATTGCTGGCGCTAATGCGTGACGGTGAGCGCATGAAAAAGCTGCTGGCGAAATCGGATGAATTTGGTCTGACTGTGGATCCGGCACTAAATCAGCAATTGAGTGAAGTGAACGGCACTATGAATGAGCTCAGCGCATCCTGGGATGGTCTGTGGCAACGTTCAAAAAACAAGGCACTTAAGACCATTCTTTCGGATGGTTCAGTCAAAGACGGCCTTGAAGGTGTTACCGATCTGTTCACTAATGGTGATTTTACTGGGCTGTCTCATGCTCTCGGTTTTATCAACAGCAATGATGCTGAGAAACTACGGCGCATTCAGAACGATAAGGAACTTTATAACAGCTTACCCCGCAGTGAACGTGGGCAGGTTGACGCGGGTTTCATGACTGATGCTGTAAGAAAGCGGTACGATGCGAATTACCGCGCGACCGATTCTGCGATTCAATTGCAGAATGACTTATCCGCTATCAGCCAGCCACAATCCAACGTTGCACGCGGCAATGTTCCTTACGGGGAAACAAGGAATAACGCAATTGGCTTCAGAAATAATAATCCCGGTAATTTGAGGGTTGCAGCAAACGCAACGGGTAAAAATGGCGGATTTTCTACCTTTGCGAATGATGCCGACGGAAGAACTGCAATGGCGAGACAGCTGATGTTGTATGGTGACAGGGGGAATAATACTCTGGATGGGATTATTCATACCTATGCTCCGCAATCAGAGAATAATACTCGTGCATATATTGACTCCGTCTCAAAAGCCACTGGATATGGAGCCAAAGAGCAAGTAAATCTGCACGATCCGGAAACATTAAAAACGATAATGGCAGCCATGATTAAACATGAGAATGGCGCACAACCTTATACTGAGGAACAACTGCTAAACGCCATCCAGACCGCCATTACTGATGATCGGTGGTCAGGGAAGAGAAATCCGGATGTGCTGGCCCAGCAGCGGTATGACATTATCTCTGGATCACGCGGCGTGGATCAAGAACCCACGATACTCAGAACACAACAAGGGAAAAGTGATGAAGTTGCCCTTAGTGAAAATCTGGCGCGGTCGTTTAAGGAGGCTATGTCCGATCAGTCTCTCAAGCTTGAAATCACGATGGTCAATGATAAGGGGGAGCGTAAAACCTATAATGCGGAAAATAATGGCAGAATAACAACGGCCATGAATTACTGATCACTGTCGTCATTTCGTTAAGGAAGAAGTTATGAATGAAAAAGTTTTTGGAGCAAAAGCCATTTATACTCCAAAGGTTTTTGCGCTTGTTTACCTGGTAATTGGCATTTTCCTCGTTTTTTCTGTTGTCTCAATGAATTTCACGGCGATTACGATATCGGTGGTAAGTGCATTGCTTTTACGTGTGCTTTATGAGTTCCTAATGAACTCATTCAAGGCGACTGAGCATCTTTACAGGATCGCCGAATCTCTTGACCGTAATGGATCCAGCGATAAATAG